TCAATCGTTAGGCAACATAGATGATATCGGAATATACCGATATGCTCCTTCGTCTTTTGCTTTTATACCAATACATTTTGTTACCAATTTGTCAAAAAAGATATAAGCAGTATCTGTTATAAGTTGACCTTGATCTTTTCTTTTAATGATAACGGCTTTCATAACCATAGTTGTGTCAAACTTAAAATGAGAGTGTGCTACTATTAAGGAATCCTCAAGGTGTCGCATTAAAGAAATCTTTTCATTGACTTCTTGTAGTTCTGTCTTTGTATTTGCAACACCAACCCATGTTTTTAAGAATTGCAGTTTCTCATTTATTTCCTCCCTAAGTTGGTCGATTGATTGTTGCATTTTTACACCTTTTAATGTCTCATCAAAGGTTAGCCTTGCAGGTGTGAGAGAATCAATTTTTATTATTTCAACATCTTCACCAGCTTCTTGCATAGCCTTGAAGCCTTTTTCCACAAGGTTATTAGCAATTTCATTTTTGGTCTTTTGGCAAGAAAATAATCCCATAATGAGGAAGAAAATAAAAACATATTTTTTCATGATCAAAAGAATTTGCTGATACTACCAATAACTTCAAATACATTTACGATACGGTTTACTTCAAACTCTTGCTCGTCGAAATTGGGATTTATTGGTACATATCGAAGAAATTTTTTAGAAGACCCACGGCGAATAATCTTAATTGTACGGATTGTATCAAGCACTACTGCATACATCTCACCATATTGAATATCGTCAATTGTGCATGGACGCAGAGCTATTATATCTCCATGGCTAATTTGTGGTTCCATAGAATGTCCTGTAACATTACACCAGAGATGTGCTCTATCGAAGCCTGGTACAATGATGTTGTGTTTAGGTAATGATACTTGCGAATTGTATATTTCGCTGAACCCTCCAAGAAAATCGACATCATAATAAGGCTGTCCTACTTCTGAGTTATAACTGACTATAGGGGAAGAAAACTTGTCTGTATTCTCTCCTTTTAGCATATTACCTTTACCTGTGAGAAGCCATTCTGGCGATATCTTTTCGCATTTTGCAAAAAGAAGATCATAATCAAAGCTATCTCTTGCAAGCCACGTACTAATGGTTGACGGTGCTACACCTATAAGTTTGGCAAAGCGAGAAGGCTTTCCCTCGCTATAATGGTCTATTAATGCCTGCAATCTAACTTTTTTGTTCATAATTTTGCGTTTTGCGAAAAATAATCCCTTAAATATTTTGCATTTTGCAAAGTATATTATATCTTTGTAGCGTGTTCTATTGAGAACCGCCCCCAAAGATACGAAAAAGGGTCGAGAATAACGAGAATTATCGAGTAAAGATTATAAAAGCGAAAAAAGTTATACACAAAGGCGGCTACGTCCGAATGGTAGCGGACACGAATTAAAAGCGTCGGAGCAATGGGGTTCGATTCCTCACCGCCTACGAATGATTAATAATTAAAAAAGTGAGATAATGGAAAAGACAAATGAAACAAGCAAGATGGTTAAGCGGTATATCCACATAAAGAAGGAAGACCGTGATTTTCTTATGGAAGCTTTCGGTATTACCAGAAGGTGTGTTTTTAATGCAATCAATTTTGATTCAAAGCGTGGAAACACCGAACTTGCTGAATGTATCCGTAAAGTCGCAATAGATCGTGGTGGTATTATTATGGTTGAAGCACCAGAGGGTGAGGTCTTCCACGATTCTGATAACTATATACGTGAGTATCTTCCTGGTGGTGTTATGATTGAATTATCAAAGAGCGATGGTAGTGGCGTTGTTTTTAAGAAAGGTATGCAAATGAAGTCATACAAGAATATTCTACTCACTGATATTCCACAGATTCAAGCATACGCAGCAGCACTAAAGTAAAGGAGGATAGTGATGGAGTACTACGAAGGCAATCTTTGCATATCTTACCAAGAACTTGTAGGCAGCGGCATTATGAGTGCAGCCAATTACAAGCAAATGGTGGCACGCGACAATATGCACGTGGCAAGACGAGGTGGCGGAGCGAGTGGCAGTTGTGCTCTTGTTGTTATCGACAGCCTTCCGTCAAGATTTAAAACGAAAGTTAAGGAACTCTTCCCAGAAGGTGCACTTACACATCTGAAGCTTTGGGTTCGCAGCAACTATGAAATAGATCAAAACGCTATTGCTTTTTTCCATAGCCGTGAACAGTCTGGATATGACTTATCACCAGAGAAGATAAACGAATATGTTACGAATGCGAGTGTATTGAACTGCTGCATCAAGTTATATAATCGTGCTGCTACAGCGCAAAAGTTGATGGGTGGTAAGTATAATTGGGATAATATGGCGCAGACTATTAAGACTCTTAAGGATGAGCTCGGACATACACTCCCAACAAGTGCATTACGATTCCGCAAGAAGGTGAACGAGTACAAGCGTGATGGTTATAGCTGTCTTATAAGTGGAAAGTTTGGTAACCAAAGTGCGAGAAAAGTGGATGTTAAGACCATACAGCTTGTTCGAAGTTTAGCAGTTTTACCAAACAAACCTTTTAACAGCAATATTCACGAGATGTATATTAGCTTTATCTGTGGTGAACTTGACGTCTTTGACCCTAAAACAGGCGAGCTCTTCAATCCAGATGACTTTACAGACAAGAATGGCGAACCAAAGAGTTTGAGTGAAAGCACAATCAATAATATTTTGAATGATCCTGCTTCACGTGTGCTAATAGAAGAGTCATTATCAAGCTGGAGTACCTTTATGCACGAACAAATGCCTCACATGCATCGTCATTCTGGTCGATTCTCATTGAGTCAAGTAACAATGGATGACGTGGATTTGACACGCAAATTAAAGGACACAAAGCAGAGAGTGCACGCTTATTATGCGTATGACGTAGTTAGTCAGTGTGTGATTGGTGCAAGCTATGCGAGAAAGAAAGACGAAGGTCTTGTTGTTGACTGTTTCCGAGATATGTTCCGCTTAATAGCTCGTCAAGGTTGGGGAATCCCTGCAGGAATAGAGGTAGAAAACCACTTGATGAGTCAATATAAAGAGGGCTTCCTCAAAGCGGAGACAGTATTTCAGTTTGTACGTTTCTGTGCTCCTTTGAACTCACAGGAGAAGTATGCCGAGCCTCTAAATGGTGCCAAGAAACGCAGCGTGATACACAAGAACCACGAAGGTATCGGTCGATTCTATGGAAAAGGGAAGTGGCGTCAAGAGTACAAGAAGATCAGTGATGAGACCAACGAACTCTATGAGGATAAGGAATATTTCACCTTTGAGCAGCTCGTTGCCGACGACCGCAGAGATAATGAAGAGTGGAACAACGCACCGCATCCGAATCAGAAGATGTATCCTGGTATGACACGCTGGCAAGTTCTTGAAGCTAATATCAATCCGAATCTGCTTCCTTACGATGCAAAGATGCTTGCTTATCATATTGGTGAGAGAGTTGAAACAAGCATACGAAGGAACTCAACGGTAAGAGTGGCACACGAAGATTGGTGGTTGAGCTGTACAAGTATTCTGGAGCGTCTTGCACCGAATAACTATAAGGTAACAGCCTGTTATCTTCCAAATGAAGAGGGCGAGCCACAAGAGGTGTTCATCTATCAAGGAGGAAAGTATATCGATACTGTAGAAAAGGTAAAGACTTTCAGCAGAGTTATGGCAGAACAGACTGATGAAGACAGAGTAGCATTCGTTGAACAACAGAAGAAGATAGCTAAGTTTACTGCTTACATCAAGGCGAATTCTATCGATAGAGTTGGAATATTAAAACCTACCCCACAAGAGCAGCTGGAAGAAACGCAAGAGATAGTTTGTACAGCTCCTAAGGAGGAAATACCGCAGATGACTTTGATAAGTGCAGCAGACAGAGTGGTTGAAGATATATAAATAAGATTAAAATGCCATTAGAATATGATTACAACAGGCAACAAAAAGCGGATTTTGGATGCTATAGTAGCCAACCGCAAGAATTATCCAAGTGATGCAAAGCACGCATCTGTATTAGGAATCTCTCCAAGCGTTTACAACGGCTTGAAGAAAGGACAAATTGAAAAAGCTTTAAGTGATGCAAATTGGGTGAGCATAGCTCGTCGCTTGGATGTTAGTCTTCGTGAGAGAATTGAGTGGAAAGGTGCACAGACGGAAACCTTCAAGTATATCAGTCTTCAGATGGAGGCTTGTCAAGAGCGCAGTCTGAGCGTAATATTGTGTGACCTTCCTAATATCGGCAAGACCTACACAGCAAGATGGTATGTCAACGAGCACCGCAATGCTATTTACGTAGATTGTTCTCAAGTAAAGACAAAACGTGCGCTGGTAAAGAAGATAGCACAAGAGTTTGGTGTCGGTATCAGTGGTAAATATCAAGAAACATACGAGGACCTTGTTTATTACCTACGCTCAATGGAACGTCCACTAATAGTACTTGACGAAGCTGGCGACTTGCAATATGATGCCTTTCTTGAATTGAAAGCCTTATGGAACGCAACGGAGATGTGCTGTGGTTGGTATATGATGGGTGCAGATGGCTTACGTTCCAAGATAAACAGAATGTTAGAGCATCAGAAAGTTGGTTATGCAGAGATATTCTCTCGCTATGGTGGAAAGTACAGCCGTGTTACTCCAGATCATGAAGAAGATCGTCGGCAGTTCCTACTTGAGCAGGCTCGTGCAGTAGCAAGTGTAAACGCTCCAAGTGGTACAGACATCGGCCAGATAGTTCGTAAGAGCGGAGGCGGTTTGCGACGAGTATATACAGAGATTGAGAAATTGAAGAAAGGTTCATAATGGTTAAGCGTGCATATAGTCCCAAAGAGATAGCTAAGAAGACCTACAAGACACTGCCCTGGAGTGGTAGATGGGCAGAAGCTTTTGGCTTGCCAGAGGAAAACTCAACATGGTTTATTAGTGGTGCCAGTGCTGCAGGCAAGAGTTCATTCGTTATGCAGCTGGCTCACGAGTTGACCCACTACGGACAAGTGCTATATATGAGTTATGAGGAAGGTGTCAGTCAGAGCTTCCAAGAACGTATCAAGCGTTTTAATATGGACAAGCGACAAGGCTGGTTTAGAGTAGTAACGACTGACACCGTAGAAGATCTTATAGCACGATTGAAGAAACGGCACAGTGCTAAGTTCATCATTGTAGACAGTTTCCAAGAAAGCGGTTGGGAATGGACTGAGACAAAAGCACTGCTTGAGGCTTTTCCAAGAAAGAGCTTTATCTTCATTAGTCAAGAAGCTAAAGGACAACCATTAGGTAAGCCAGCAATCAGGTTGCGCTACCATGCTGGAGTCAAAGTGAGAGTTGTAGGATTTAGAGCTTTTTGTCAAGGTCGATTCAACCCAGATGCTGGTAACAGCTTTGTCGTATGGGAAGAAGGAGTGCTTAGAACTTCCAACAAAATGTACTCAGATAAACAAATTGAGACAGAAGTAAATAATAATACACAAGAACAATGAGTAAGGAGAGACGAATTATTGAGATTACACCAGGGAAACTTAGCCCAGGTGGTCGAATGACAGAAGTCATAGAAAGCAAAGGCTTCAAATGTCCGTACTGTCAAGGTAATGGCTATCACTGGCAAGAGGACGAGTATCAAGAACCATACAAAAAAGATTGCCTAATCTGCCAAGGTAGTGGTAAACTTGATGCAGTGATTAATGTTGAGTGGAAGGCTTCAAAAGAGTAGTTATGGAAATGTTAAGATATAAGTCTGTATGTCCGAATGATAAACCAATGTGGTTATTAAAGCTACAGATGGCAATCAGTAATACTTACTCTCTGCGAGGAATAGAAGATACTGAAGACGAGTGGAAACAGTTGAAAGACTTTGTAGACTGGTTTATATCTAAGTTGTATGTTCGCAAAGACATAGCAGTGAAAAGCGATATAAGTACCTACCTTATGAGAGAAGATGGTCAGACCCAACTGCTTATCAAGCGAAACGGAAAATTAATTCAAACATATTACATTCAAAACTAAAAGATTATGGCAACATTTTTAGATAAACTCAAGAAGAGATTGCAAACATGGCATGAGGAACGTGCCGACAGAATGGAGAACAAACGACAAGCACTGCTTGCAGTATACGATCTGAACGAGACCCTTCCAGAGGTGGTATCTCACGCAAGGCAAAATTACAAAGATTGGAAGGAGGAAAAGCTATGGGAAAAGTAAATATTGGACCACGATATTATCGTGTTACTGTCATAATTAGACCAGAAGGATTTAATAATATATTATTGGATGGACTTTTTGTTTATGAAAAAGAAGCATATACTCTTTCGGAAATCAAAAAGAAGTGTTGGGAGTTTCTCAAACCTCAGATAAACTTCGAAAAATACAATATTAATCCAGATCAGGTAAAAAAGGATATTAAACTCATGTCTATACCAGTTGATTTCTTACTCAATGCGGATCAGAAATAGAAATTATGAAAAAAGGATTTAATTACACACGTTTTTACACCCTGCTAAAGAAGATGCCGGGTGCTGACAAAGAAACACTTGTGTCAAGCTTCACAAATGGACGAACAACAAGCCTGCGTGAGATGAGTGCGAAAGAGTATGAGACGATGTGCGTATCATTGGAGGAACAGATAGGCTGGAAGTCAGAACTGAAGAAGAAACGCAGTTTGTGCCTTAAGCTGATGCAGCAGCTTGGAGTTGACACTTCTGACTGGGCAAGAGTAGATAATTTCTGTCAGCATCCACGACTTGCAGGTAAGCCCTTTAGAAAGATAAGCGTAGAAGAACTACAAGATCTTGCCGTAAAGCTGCGAACAATCAAGCAAAAAGGTGGATTGAAACAATCTACTTCGCAAGAGAAACGAAGAACATCATCTACAATTGTCTATATCCCAATAGGCAATATAGCAGAAAATTAAGTATAACGTAAAAGAATTTAATTATGAGAACAAAAACAGGTGATTGGTACGAAGTCAAGATGCGCTATGACAAAGTGTATGAGGATGGACGTGAAAGGAAAGTGACCGAGAGTTATGTGGTCGAAGCTCTTTCATTCGGAGAGGCAGAGAAAGCTGCTATGGAATTCTTGGGTAGCTATGTGTCTGGGGATATTCAAATAGTAAACATCAATCCCATGAAATTTAAGGAAGTAGTCTTCAATGAAGAAGAGTCATGCGACCGATATTACAAGGCTACACTTCAGTTTATCACCCTTGACGAGAGAACAGAGAAAGAAAAATATACACAGGTTTACTATCTGGTACAGGCATCTTCTTTTGATAACTGTAAGGAGACTATCCGAAGTTTTATGGGTTCAACTATGATGGACTACCAGATAGTTTCAGTATCAGAAACTAAAATTATTGATGTGATAGAGCACAAGTTATAAACCAAAAACAAAAAACAATGGCAACAAGAAAGAAGAAAGTAATTATCACAGGCGTGAGTAGAGAAGCTGCAGACGAGGCTTTTGCAAATTATGCTAAGTCCGATGCACAAGTTCAGAAGATTAATGCAGAGATAGAACTGCAATGCGCTAAGATTCGTGAGAAGTATGCTGATAAGTTAGCATCGCTTACAGAGGAGAAAGAAAAAGCATTTGATACACTGCAGGCATTTGCCACCGAGAACCAGGCAGAGTTGTTCACTAAGAAGAAGAGCCTTGATATGCCGCATGGTGTGATAGGCTTCAGAACAGGAATACCCAAGCTGAAGACACTGAAAGGCTTTACTTGGGCAAGTGCTTTGCTGTTAGTTAAACGCTTCTTACCTGACTACATCCGCCAGACTGAGGAAATCGCCAAAGATAAACTACTGGCCGACCGTGATGGTAAGATAGCGATGGAAGTATCCGATTCTCCTTCACTTGAAGAAGTTCCTATTCGTCAGGCTATGACGGAATGTGGCATACAGGTTGTACAAGATGAGACCTTTTATGTTGAACCTAAGAAAGAAGAGACAGGCGTATGAGAAAAAATGTAGTTAAGCCACCTAAGATAGCTTTGTGCCGTGAATGTAACGGCACAGGCTTTCGAAAAAACAGTGTAGGTGGAAGCTCGACACAAATTCAGTGTCCCCAGTGTGAAGGAAGTGGAAGAGTCTTGGTAAAATGCAAGATGAACCTTGACATCCGTCCCTACAAAAAGAATTAATAACCTTTAAATCCCAGTATCAGGTGGACAGACGAAAAGGAAAGAGTTATGCAAAACGCGTTGCTGATATCAATCATATTTATGATACTTATGTGAAGACTGGACTTTCAAACCGAGAGATATGGAGGCGTTACATTTACCCTAAGTTCGGCATCAGCGAACGCACCTTTTACAATCTGCTGAAAGCATCAAGTAGCCCTACAATAAAGGGTTGCTTGGAGCTTTCAGCAGAAGGCTTTTTGTTCCCAGAGCTGTTAATAGAAGATGAAATCAGAAATCCAACATATTTTAGGAAGAATCCTTAATGATATTCGTGTCGAGCTTACGGACGAGTTTGATCAGAACTTCGAGCGACAGTCTTTCTTTGGTGAGGCATGGCAGCGCAGAAAAGGTCCTCTTCGTCCTAAAGGTCGTATACTGGTAGATACAGGTCAGCTTCGTAGAAGTATACAGAGTCGTACAACGGAAAATAGTATTACATTCTTTACTACAGAACCTTATGCAGCTATTCATAATGAAGGTGGCGAGATTGTGGTAACTACAAAAATGAAACGGTATTTCTGGCATAAATACAAGGAAGCAACTGGTTCTTTTGGGAGGAAGAAAGATGGCAGCCGTAGGAATGACAAGCGTACAGTACAGCTTTCAGAAGAAGCCGAGTTTTGGAAATTTATGGCGTTGAAGAAAGCAGGAACGACTATCAAAATACCTCGTAGACGGTTCTTAGGCACAAGTCCAGAGGTAGAGAGAACCGTAAGAGAGATAATAGAGGAAAATATTACTGAGTACATTAATTTTGACTTAGACATAACAGAACGATGAGAAAAGAATTATACACAATGCTCTGTGAGAAGCTGAAGACAGTAAGCAATGGAGCGATAAAGCACATAGATTTGTGGAACCACAATGTAGAGTTTATAGAACTTGAAGAGCCATTTGAACGCCCAGCAGTGTTCGTTGAATTTGCCCCCATTCAATGGAACGCCATTCAGAATGGTGTTGAGTATAGAGCCGAGCCGATTGTTAATCTACATGTGGTCACAGACTGGGTAGGTAGCGCAGCTGCTGATAGCGAGTTTAGAGAAAAAAGCCTTGAGGTGTTTGACCTGCTTGAAGAGATACATCAGGCACTGACCTGCATAGAGGGAGTAACGTTTAAGGAGTTTGATTTAGTTCAGAGTCAAACTAATCACAACCATGAGGATATTCTTGAGAATATAGAAAGTTACCAGTGTGTGGCAATAAAGAGGCTTTGAGCAAGAAAATAAGGCTAAACAAGAAAATAATCCGTTACTTTTATTGTGAGTAACGGATTATTTTGTATATTTGCAGTGCGTAGAGATACGTAGGGACAGGGTTGAAAGACCGTGTACCGCCTCAAGGTCGCTTTTCAGCGGCCTTATTTTTTATATTTTCAGTTCCTTTAATACCATTTCATCTGCTATATAGAAGAAGATTCTACCTGTACACTTTCGTCGTGCTTCTGTCAGTGCCTCATAGAACTTTGCACTGTGAGAAGGTATCTCAAAGACAACCGCCTCTCCTCCTTGTTTTGTAAGTGCTTTCTTTGCATACTTCACGATATTACCAGCTCCGCCTGTTACACATTTTAGGTCAGCCTTTATATTATCAAACTTGATATCGTAGGTCTGTCCAACTGGTCTGTCTACACCTTGCAGGTATTCTATATCATGTCCATTATCAGCAAGAACCTTACACATTCTCATTTCCTTATCAAACTTCTGTCTTTCAGCATTGCTGGCAGCAGCTTCTGCAATGCGTTCTAATTGTGTTACTACAAGCCCTGCATTCTTTGGTGCAACATAGGTTCTTTCCCATGTTTTCTCATCATATTTCAGAATGCGCTTAGCAGCTCCAATATTTTCGTTTTTTTGAGCTCTTATCAGTTTACATGCAGCGCAGAGTTCATTGTCAGGAATAAAGACAAGTTTCTGCTTGCCTTTAGCTATGTCACAGTCTTTGCACCGCTTGATAGTGTAAGGGTTATAATCGGGTACTGTCTTCTGCTCCTGTCCTGCATTGAAACGGAATATACCCTTAGTGTCCTTTCCTGTAGCTTCTTCCCCAAGAGCCATCGCCTCCTTGTGTGGTGTAGTAGGATACTTTGTCTTTCTCACCTGCACCACCGTACAACGGCAGTTCCAACCATTTGGAGGGTAATATTCTTCCCAAAATGGGTCAGTAATAGGAAGTGTTACACGATTAAGTGCTGCATGTTCTGGGCGTACCTTGTCATCACCAGCTGTTCGGTACTGCAAATTATATCGGTCACCATCTTGCATGAATCCCTCCCATTTCGCAGCCATTTGAGCCGAAGCTTGTACAAAGTTGTATTCTGCTTTGAGATAATTCTCATTGTAGGTACTATCGACACTTCGAACATCGTTTAAAAATTGTTCGAACGGCTTTCTATTTCCATTTTCATCGAGTAGTGATGGGAAAGCTTCGTTTAGCTCGTGAAAGGTCTTCATACCAGAGAAGATATAATTTGAGCGTTCAAGCCTTCTACGCATTCCTTCAGACATTTTTACCTGCTTAAATGAGGAATCCAAGACTGATGCGTGTGCATTAATGAACTCCTGGATCTTTGGCTTTTCAAGAATTTCAATCCGAAACTGTGACCCCTCTACTTTATAGAGTGTCTCCATCATGCTACTGAAAAGAGCAGAGAGTTCTTTCCTTATATCTTCCTCACGACTGAAAGTTGCTTGTAAATTCTCTTTTCCAAGCAATTGTGCATAACGCTCATGCAGCCCCTCATAATCAGAGGGGCTTAGTCGAAAAAAGGTTGCTTTGCGTTGTGTTGCTTCTTTTTCTCTCCCTTGGGTGTATTATCATCCTCTGGGTTTTCATTGCCTCTCAGTGGCTCATTAGGGTCTAATATAGGCATTTGTCTACGTTCACCCACAGGGATATTATACTTTTCCTCAAAATAAGAAGGTGCTACCTCGTAATTGTTCAATACAAGTTGTTCATAAGCAATTTGCTGCTCTGGAGTATAGTCGACGCTGTAGTCCCAGTCGAAACGAATACCCTTAAGCGGGAAGCCATGTTGTACCATACGCGGAATAAGTTGATTATTCACCACATCACGTAAGGTATCACAATCTGCTTCTACGAGGTTCTGGAAAACCTCAAGATGTGTTTCTGACTGTGAGAGTGAAGAACCATCCTCTATTGTCATCGTTTGCCCAATAATCAGCTTAGATAGTTCAGAGTTTGCTCTATCTATTCGTCTGTCGTAAACATTAAAGGCATCTCCTTTGCTTGATTCTACAACCTCAATCTCGGTACCCTGATGGAAGATAGCCCAACCTTCCGTTCCCATGTCTGCCATCATCTTCTCCATCTTAGACAGCTCTTTATCGTCACGTGTTGTGGTACGAGCTATTCTCATAGGCATTCCGAATATCTCGGCAAAGGTGTCCCAAAAGGCTAAAGCATTCTTCTTAGGTATAGTTTGAGTGGCAGCCTTGAGATATAATCCAAGATTATCAGTCTGTCCGACTTCTATAAGCCAGTCGGTAAATGGTGGCTTATGATAATCGATTCCAGTCTTCCAATCATCACCAATCTGCTTAATGACTTTTCCGTATTCAGGAATAACGTGTTTTCTTGGGATAAGTTTTACACCATTATAATAAAGCATATTATTGGCATCAGTCATCAATTCACCAAGTTCAATGAGTGAATGCCCCCAATAATTAGCATCCAGCGCATATTTCATAAACTGCTTGAACCATGATTTATTGAAATAATCGGCTGCTTGTTCGTCTTCGTCTCCCTTTTCATTCACCAATTTAAACGATCGTGACAAAACAAAACCTTCACGCTGCTGAATACAGCCAGAGAGGTGCAAATCAACCTCTACATCTTTATAAATATCGTAAAGACGCTGCCTATTAGGATTCTCAACATTGATAGCCATCTGCCATGCAGTACGCCAATCTCCGATATCCTTACGAGTAAGTGAATCCGTGGTACGTTGTAGTTCCATGACAGTCTTCCGAAAGCGTTTAGCTTCGTTCTTTGCCAATCGGAGTGTCCCAAAAGGTGTTTGCGCTAATGACTTATTATTTGTCTTCTTATTTTTTGCCATAGTTTTTACCAATTATATCGTTGTTTCTTTTGGCTACCATATTTCATCGGTAGTCCAATTGTTTCTCCATTTTCATCAAGCGCAAGTGGTAAGTCTGGTATGATTTTCCCAGCTTGTACACCTTCAAGCCATTTGACAGCACGTTCATATCGTTCCTTACGGATTTCCATACCCATTTTCTGTGGTGTAGACGCAGCCATGTGATAAATAGCAATATCACAGGTATACATTACTACAAGCCTATTGCGCTCACTGTCTGAAGCTTTGAAAACGGCATCTGTATCGTATTTAGGACGGAGATATCCTGCTATTTCCTCGATTGCTTCCAGTTCAGCATTGGAGCGGTTCTCTGCACTGACTTGAGAAACGACCTTGAGTGCCTGATCTCCAATGACAACCTTATAATCTTCATCAGTTATAAACATAAGCCTACATCGTTATATATAAAGCCTTTTTCTCTATATCTCTCATAGTAATTCCCTTTTTGAAGATACCATGTGAGAGGAACTTCTTAACTTCCTGCTTGGAAAGTACCTCAAACTTTCCTTTAATCACAATTACCATATATTTACGGTGTGTGATATGACGGAATTTGTCTGCTTTCTTTATGGCACGCTTTAGGCGAAAACCAAAAATGATGTCTTTAAATAGTTTGAACATGTTACCATGAGTTTTTTGAAGACGGACGACGTCCGAACCTCGGTGAATAAATCTGTTGTCTTGCATTCTTTTGTAAGATGTAGATAGCTCCCTCGTCAGCATCTGGTGCATCATCATTACCACTCATACCTTTTTCAAAAGCAAGAGTTTGTTCAACACCTGCTATCATATCAGGATCATCTTTTTGTGATGCATCATAATAGACAAAGCCTCTCTCCCATAGTGGACTGATAGCTTCAACACGCTGGAACTTATCTGGTTTTTTACGTGTGTCACCTGTAATTGGTAGCTGATAACCTCGCAGGTTTCCCTCAACTGTAAAATCATCAAGGATAATATCTTGCATAAAAGAAGCCTCCATTGCAAATCGTATTGCTATTCCTACATCCAAACTCCATTCATAGAGGTCATAGCACCAGCGTACAAGTTCAGCTACCGAAGCTTTTCGGACGAAAGCTTTTAGATGCCAAAGAGAAGTTCCATGTTTTCCCCATAGCTTAGCAGCTTTTGTATCATTAGATTTCTTGCTCTTCCATGAAGGGTCAATATAAAGTACGAATTCAGAGAATTCTTTCCATTTTGGACGCTTGGCATAACGTATCCATTCTTGACGAAAGACAGTTCCTTCCACAATAGGGTTATGCATCATCTCCTTGTTCCAACCTCTATATCCAACAAATTCAGCATATTCACGTGCCTCCTCTTTGGTCCACTTTTCTTGCCAAACAGGATTCCCCTCATTATCGACAGCGTATATCGTTGACACATGAACACCCTTTGTCTTACAGATGTTGGCAAGTACAGATGTTTTGGAAATGAGGTTACCAACCATAATAAAACGTCCACGTCCCACATCAAGCGTACCGAAGAGAGCCTCCTTTACCCAGTCTGTGAGTTCACGCACACGTCGTTCATTACGGCAAAGCTCCTCATCATCAAGGTCGTCAATAACTATGTAGTCAGGACGTGATTCGCGCTTTCTGAGACCACGTGGGGATTGTCCTCGTCCACAAGCAAGAAAATATACACCATCCTTAGTGTTAAATTCACCCTCAGTCCAGCTGCCTATAGACATCTGTTTACCAAAGTCAGCAATAATACGCTTGTTATATTGAAGCTCTGCCTGAATATCTCCGAGAAGACGAATAGCACTCTCCTCGGACTTACCAACTATCACCATGAAATTAATGAGCCGTTTTGGCTGAAACATTAACCAAAGCGGTGTAAAGATATCCATGTGTGTTGACTTTGCATGACTACGTGGCCATTTAAAGACAGCCTTAAGGTTTGATGTGTTCTTTACCTTGAGCGCAGCTGCGTTATGAAAAGGTGCATTATGTATGGTACGAATGACTTCTCCTGTGGCTTTATCTCGCAATTGGAGGAAATGCGGAAAGTAATACTCACAAAAGGCGGCATAATCTTTCTGTAAGCGTTTAATACGTTGCTCTTTTTGAAGAGTTGTTTCGCGTACAAGGCTTTTTGTGTCGGTGATAGCTTGTATCTGTCGACAGTGCTCTTGCCATTCCTGTTGTATTTGTTTTAATTCCGCAATTGTAGCCATAGTCTATTTATAAAGAAGAAGGGTTCTGCATTCGCTCCATAAGGAACTTGTTCTGATACTTATTGATAGCCTTAACAAGTTCTGGGGTAATATCTGGGTCGAAAGAAGCCTGGTCTTGAATCCATCTATTGAAAGCCATAAAGACTTCAATAGCATCAATGACATTCGCCTTCTTATCAAGTTTCTCTATTGTTGCTGATAATTTAGAAAGCTTATCTGCTAACGAACCAATAACTGTAGGGTCATCAGATTTGTTGACATTCTCAATTAGACCATCAATAGTTAGAAGAAGCTTGTTCACGAGTTCAGGGCGTGATATGTTTTTTGCTGCACGAGCTTCTTTCCACCCTTCGGTGGTACACCATTTAGAGACGGTGACACGTGACACGCCTAATTGGTCGGCTATCTCCGTCTGTTCCATTCCAGAAAGGTATAATGATCTTCCGATGGATTTTTTCTTTTCTACTTCTGCTTTTGTCATAAAATCGTTTTGCTGGATTGTGTTAAATCTACTGCAAAGTTGCTCCTTTTTATATAGGTTAAAAAGAAAGTGTGCAACGCTTGCACAGATGTGTGCAAGCATTACGTACTTCCTTTGTAGATAGCTGTAAATAACGCAACTTTGCAGCAAATATGATAGTTGAGATAAAATCATAAAAATATGAGTAAGGCAAAACGAGTAAGAATTAGCAACGAAAGCCTGAATAGTTACGGATTCAGAGTCTTGACCAGCGGAATGGAAATTGGTCAATATAGTCGAAATCCTGTACTACTCTATATGCACGAGCGTGGTAATGTGATAGGCTATGTTAAAGACCTAAAGGTTGAGGATAACGAGATAACAGGTGAGCTTATGTTTGACGAAGCATCAGAGTTAAGTCAGCGTTGTAAAAAACAATGGGAATTCGGATCTCTCAAGATGGTCAGTGTAGGCATAGATATTTTGGAGATGAGTGAAGATCCTAAGTTTCTCGTAGAAGGTCAGCTTCGTCCAACTGTTACAAAAAGTAAACTCTTCGAGGTATCGTTGGTAGACGTTGGTGCTAACGACGATGCTATTGTTCTTCAGAAAGATGGTCAACGAATAGAATTAGGCAAAGATGGTGGTATGGTGCTACCTCTTCTACATAACAATAATAACAATCAAAAAGAAAAAGAAATGAATCAAGAGAAATTAGCCCTTGAGTTAGGTCTTGCAAAAGATGCTGATGAGGCAGCTATCAGTGCTGCTTTGGCAAAACTGAAGACAGAATGTGCAGAAGCCAAAAAACTGCGTGCAGAATGTGACACTTTGCGTGTCGCACGTATTGAGACTCTTGTGAACGGAGCTGTTGCTGAGAAGAAAATCGGTGAGGACAAGAAACAGCAGTTTTTGGAACTGGGAAAGAAGCTCGGTGCCGAAGCCCTGAAGGCAACCTTTGATGCCATGTCGCCACAGGTGAAGCTGAGTTCCATCGTAGGCAATCAGGGTGGAGCTCCGTCTGGAGGAAATGCCGAATACAAAAAGCTGAGCGAGGTTCCTGCAGAAGAGTTGGAGAAGCTCCGTGAAGAGAGCCCCGCACAGTACAAGAAGCTGTACAAGGCAGAATACGGTATTGAATGCGAGATTTAA